GGGGGTTACCCCCTGGCTGCTCATCCTGGAGCTGCTCTTGACGACAAAATCCATTGTATATCGTCCGGTCGCCTTCTATACGACGACGACCATAAGCACGAACTATGGCACCGCAAAACTCGAGTTCTCACACAAGTGGAACTGTGATGGTGTGAAGACCGGTCAACCCGTTCCGCACTACCGCGAGGCTATAAGTGAACTGCTGAGCGCGACGTCCCCCTATTCAGCATCAGGGTCGGACGTTCTTTATGACAAGTGCTCCTTCAAAGCCACTACAACACATTCGAGTGGCAGGTTTGTGGAGTACCGTCATGAAGGCTTCCCGCTGACCGATAGACCGGTTCATGCGGCCCTCCCAGCCCTTGGGAGCGTGAAGGGTGCAGCTATCGCAAAGTTCTACTCAAAAGTAGCCGACGCTATCTCGACCTTCAAAGGTCTTGTGGCGATAGGTGAAATTCGAGAGACTTTCGACACCATTGGTGGTCTACTCGCCGGGGGCATCTCGATGTTTAAAGGTTTTCTCCTTCTTAGGAAGAATCTGAGGCATAGAGTGCGACGATTGCTCAGGAGAGCGAAGAATCGTAGCTCTCGTCGGAAGATCATCGCTAGGGCTGAAAAGACCCTAGCACAGAAGTGGCTGGAGTTTGTCTTCGGAATACAGCCGATCCTACAGGACATTGAGGACCTGTACGGCACGTTGACTGAAGACAAGGCTGAGACCGAGCGGATCTCCGCAGCGGTCCGGGAAAAGAGCGTGAGCTCTACCTACGGCACGACAAAGTACTGCGGATCGGCCATTGTAATGGACCGGTCTACGCGCACTGAGACTTTTGTAAAGACGAAGTGCGTGGGCGGTATCAAGCATGTCATCCCAGGCAGGCCTAATAGCCTAGCCGGGACTGCCGAAGCCCTCGGATTTTCCTTACGACAGGTAATCCCCTCCATCTGGGAGCTGACGAAGTTAAGCTTCCTTGTCGATTACTTCGTGAACGTTGGGGACCTGCTTAATACGGCTGTGTATGGGGACACAAACCTGTACTATGCCTGCTGCAGCACAGTTCTCAAGTCTGAAGTCTTCATCCTTGTCGATCACCCCCGAAAGGGAGACGACCGATATTGGACATACAAGATCACAGACATCGACGCTTCTGCTACGTGGGTCACGTTACCACGGTGGTCCTTCACCCGTGAGATATTATCTCCTTGGGATGCGGGGATCCGCTTTTCCATTCCTTACAGTGGTAAGAAATGGGTCAATATGGTAGCCTTGTTTACTCAATGGTACCATGGAAAGGGCGACTAGCCCTCAAAATCTCTCCTTCTGATATTAAGGAAATATCATGGCCGTTTCATTGACGACGCCGGTAACCGGCACCGCTCAAACGGGGCTTACGTCCCCAACGTATACCGTCGCTGAGGACTCGCGACCTGCAAACGAGGCCAAGCAATGGACTGTGACGGCGCTAGGCGGCACCCAGACGGGTGTACTTCCGCATAGCATTTCGTCACCGTTCACCATTGCCGCCTGGAAGCCGAAGGTCTACAAGACCCTTCAGTGGGTTTTAACGGCAGTCGGCCAATCGGTTAAGAGTATCCCTCGGAATGTGCATAAGCACATAACCCGGAAAGGAGTTCTTTGCGCCAATGGCGTCGCTTCTACCTTGATTATCACGACAGAGATCTCTGTCCCGGCTGGTGCCGAGTCGTACGATCCTTTGTCGGTCAAAGCGGGTTTGTCGGCACATATCGGAGCCCTGTCTCAGCAGTCCGCTGGGATAGGTGATACCGTTGTATCCGGCACCCTGTAGTCGAGGATTTCGGGTTCTCTTTCATCTCCTCTTAGGAGTGATTGTACTATGTCTGCTAGCCTTAACGGTTACGACGATCTTTATGCCGCACTTTGTCAAGACATCTCTGACTTCCTCCCTGGAGTCGGTCGACGCCTGCCGGATTCCTTTACCGGAACCTTCCCAGGCACCGATGACGCCTCCAGTACGAAAGAAGTAGCGTGTATACTCCTTGCCCGAAACTTGGGCAAGAAGTTGACGGACATCGTACTCCCAGATGCTGGGGATAGATGTTTGCTAAGCTTCCTGGAATCTGACGAATCGTGCAGGGCGTGGGCAAAGGACTTCGCATTGACAATTGCGAATCCACCGCCTGCTAACCCTCGCGTTTCTTTGCTTGGGCGGCTAACTGCCAACCCAGCGTACCAGGGAGCTCGGGCTCGAAGTGACTTCGAGATGCTGCTTCGCACTAAGGCCGCGTTACAACGCGTTCTTGTGCGTCCCACCCCGTTATCGCTTTTGAAGGCACATCCGGACTTTGACGGGTCAAATCCGTGGAGCTGGGAAAATGTGTTTCTTTGTGGTGATGTGGGTCCGGGATCAGCCCTTGAGGCGTCTGGCACCAGCTGGTACGAAAAGATGTACCAGTCACCCTTGTCTTATACCTCCGTTGAACTATGGAGAGAATACCAGGCAAGTATACCCGTAGATTCGCTACGAGCCCTAGCTGAAAGACAGCGTGATGGGCACTTCGGGCATCTACAGGTCCCGGGCGGTAAATACAGCAGTGTACTGAAATCCTTAACAACGGATCGCAGTATTGACATACAGCCGTCAGTCAACATGCTGGCCCAAAAAGGCATAGCGTGTATCTTACAGGCCTTCGTAGAATCACATTACGGGGTCAACCTCTCTTTCCAGCAGATGGTTAATCGCGAACTCGCTAGACGTGGCAGTATCTCTGACCACTTAGCGACGATTGACCTATCCGAGGCGTCCAACCGGATACCTTGGGCTTGGGTTGAGTGGGTATTGGAGGGCACTGAGCTGCTCGAATTGATCCGAGTTGCCCGGTGTACGATGATCACCATGCCGTGGGGTGAAACCCGAGCACTTCACATGTGCAGCGGAATGGGGAACGCGTTTACCTTCATCCTTATGACGGCTATTCACCTTGCGATTCTCGAGGCAGTCCATGAGGACCGCGGACGAGAGTTTAACAAACTCGTTCTACCCGGCTTAACCAGCTGGAAGAACACTACCTACTTCTACGGCGAAAACGAGCGTTTTGTCAACGCAAGTGGAGACGTGTTAAGACACGTCGCAGTCGAGGAGGCCCTAGAGCAATGGGAGCATGAGACATTACCTAATATCTCGCTACCAGACTGGGGTGTGTTTGGGGACGATATCATCTGTAAAGGTGATATTTACCTAGACGTCGTCCGAACGTTAGGGCTTATAAATGCCCGTGTTAACCTTGAGAAGAGCTTCCGTCAAGGAAGCTTCCGTGAGTCGTGCGGCGGTGACTATTGGCTCGGGCAGAACGTCCGGGCAGTTTATGCCAAATCTTTGGCAACCCCGCACGATAGAGTGTCACTCCTCAACAGGCTTATTGCGTGGTCGGCAAAGCATGAGATCCCCTTGGAACGCACATGCAGGCTTTTGTGGTCTTCGTGCAAGAAAGCAGTATTTTTCGTACCGCTGCACGAAAGTGATCATGCTGGCCTACGTGTTCCGGAGGACTATGTCCGCCATTACCCGCTGAGTCGGTCAGTAAAGGACCTCCAGAGCGACTATCAACGACCCATAAGGTCGTATTCAGCGCTCGTGCCGAGGGCTCGTGTTAAAACACTGAGCGGTAGACAAGTCAATATTTACGGCTTGGGTATCCTCCTATCGATGATAAGGGGTGAAACCGCTTCTGAATTTTCGAAACGGGACGTGACTGCTGCGTCTACGCCGAAGAGCTCCAGTGAGCCGGCGCATCCGGACCGCGAAGAACCAAACCCGGATTACAGGTTAGTAATTCGGAATGATCGAGCGGTGGAGTATGAAGCAAGGTGGTGCTGGTCTGCCTGTTGGGACCGCACTAGTTCGACCCTCCTTGATGCCCATAAAATGGATTGGGCAATTTCCCGAAACCTAGGCCTTAACAAGCCTTAACCCCGGGCAAATTTGAAGGATCTTAAAACCCCTCCTG